CTCACAAGCGCGTAGTTCCTGAATGACGGTCGGCTTGGAATCCCACCCGATCCTGGGGAATCTACTGATGGCAGATCCGTCAAATGCGTCGCCATTATTGATGATAGCTTTTGGCTTTAGCTCTTTAATAGCCCAAAGCAATCCCTTGAACGCAGTAGACCTGATCCCAGGCCAGAAATGGGCATCAGAGAACACCAAAACAGTCCCATTCTCAATGCCAAGATGATGCCTTGCCATTGATGGCTGAACAGATTCAGTCTGGCCTGATGTGTTCCCAGAAGCAGATCTCGTTATCAGCAGTTGTTTGGTTTTGCTCTCAATCCTGTTGCGACGGGCCATGATGCCGCGCTCAGAAACACCCAGAATCCGAGCGATCTTGACAGGCGATTGATACTTATCCCAAAGCTCAATAAATTCTTCTTCACTGACAACCGGCTTTGGCATATAGTGCCCTCTCTAGTACGTTGATTACGCGATGCTCCACAGACTCCAAGTCCTCGGGAGTCGCTGACCTATCTTGGGCTGTTGTTATCAGGTCGTATAGGAAAACGTGCAAGCACTCGTGGAGTGCCGTCATGGACAGCGTTTCGCTGTTGATGGGAGAAGCGCCAAAGTCACCTAGCTGGTAGGTGCCAAGTCTGGCTTGGTTATCGCACTGCATGGAAGCCATAGCGCCCTTGGCTGGCTTCATACTGCGCTCCAGTCTCCAATCCATTAGATTGAGGACCGTCTGCCAGTGTTTAACGCATTCGTCGAACTCTAAAGCCTGCTCTACAGTAGGCTTGTTTTGCGGTTTTGCCATAACTGCCCATTGTTCTGCTCATCTATGACAAGAATAATTCGATCTCTGCTTTGCGGCGGCGTACAAGGCCAGGAAGCTCCTTGCCACCACCCTTGGTCCAAGACATGAATGCCTCCGCAGCACCTTCCCAATCGCCACGGTTAGCCTTCATACGGATAGTCGATCTCTGTAGGTTCCCTAGCCCAGCGTTAAAGGCAAAAGAGACAAGAGCGTCAAAAGCGCCTTGACGGCCAACAACGCCGGGAACAAGTCGTAGAACACCACGTTCAAAACTTGCGACATCAACCGAGAATAGTTCTTCGATCTCTGCTTTGCTCCAGACACGCGCATCCTCCGGTTTTAAAGGATAGTCCTTACGAGCCGTCTTACCATCAGTCGCAACCATCGGTAAACGGATCTGATCTTGGTATAGGACATGACCGTATCCGATTGTCCAGATATGCGCTGGGCAGAGATACGGCTTGTTCCTACAACCCTCAAAGCGGTGCATGAGGTCTACACCGGCCTTGGATAGCTTCATTTCTTAGCCCAGTTACGCGACCCGAACCAAAATCCAATAATTCCACCCAACATAGCCATCTCATCTGGGCTAAAGATGATGTCGGCGTATTTCAAAACATCATCAATGCTGTCTACCATGCCTGGGTTGGCATATAGGTAGTAACACAAAAAGGCGTTGATCAAAACAAGCTCGATCACGAAGATGTAAGTCACAGTAGGACGAACCGTGCCAATGTAGTTTGCAACCCATCTGCTTGCCTTCTCCAGCACCTTCTCATCGTGCTTTAGAGCAGCCTCAGTCATCTGGGCCTCGCTCTGCATCATGACCTGCTCAGTGCGGATCTCCTCAATCCTTTGCTGTGCTGCAAAGCCCTGAGCAGCCAGAGCAAGCTCTCTCTCAGTCTGAATCTTGGCTAGTGCCAGTTCGTGCTTCTGATCTGCCTTGTTCTGGAAGAACTCCAAGAGCTTTGGCAAGCCAGAGATCAGTAGGCCACCAAGGGTAGAGATGAGAGATAGCATTGATTGCTCCAATAAAATTACTCGTTAATCCCACGGCGCTGCATCTCACGCATCAACTCATCCATGGTGAATTCTTGTTGCACATTAGTAGGAACAGATGGTTGAGTAGTGCTTTCCATGGGTTCTGTATCGACAGGTTCTGTGGTGCTCAAAGATGGACCGCCACGAGCAGCAATTACACCTACATTTTTTGCCAGAGACTGCGTTATGTCATACGCTTTCTGTCCAAATGTTTTTTGCTTCGCAAGATCGAGCAACAATTTACGATTGTCACCTTCAAACAAAAGCTTTGACAGCGCCGCTGGGTTGCTCAATGTTGATTGAACAAATGCCGCCAGTTCCCTTGCGACTAGACTTTGAGTTCCTGTGCCACCAGCTCCCCTAGCCAAGCCATAGGCACCTGACCTAGACAAGGCCTCTGGACTAACAGCCGCTTCTTTTGAAAGAACTTGTTGCATAAATCGCAACGCCAACTGAGCGTCCGTATTGGCCTGAAGACTTTCCCATACGGGTGACTTTTTAAGTTCTGAAGCAAGCGTCTTGATATCAACTGTTGGCTCATTTGCTGCCGCGCCAGGACGCTGCGCTTTTTCCAAAATGTCATCCATTTGAGATTTTCGAATGGAGTCCAACACATCTTTTACAACTTGATTGGGATGTGTCTGCATAACATCAAGAAGAACTTGTTGTTGAGACAAAGGCAAATTCTTTAGCTTTGCAAAAACATCTTCTGGAACAAGTGCTGACACATCAGAAACATCAAAAGCTTTAGTAAGAGGCCTATTCGCAAACTCTTCGATTCTTTGGATATTGTTTCTAAAGTTATTTCTCGCTGTTACAAGTTGATCAGCGCCAGGAACATTTGCGTTGATCGCCTCATCTAATGATTCTCTAAAGCCACGCAAGATGCTTAATGAAATCCCTTTGGCTTTACCTGGAGCAACGCCTTCAAAAATATTCCCTTTGCCAAAATCAGCTTTGCCAGAATATGCAGCATCTCCCCAAATAGAAAGATTGTCTTGAAGACGTTTCAGATCAATTTTTAGGGTGGATGCAGGAGTTCCGGGAGTAATGTTTACAGTTGCAGGTTGTCCAGTTGGTCCAAGAACAGTTGAAGGAGTCACCTGTGCCTGTGTTGCCGGAATCTCATATTCAGATAGGATCCTATCTATAGATTGTTTTAGCTGTGCAAATCCAGGCTCTTCTGGAGCAATTCCAGACAGTGCTCTTTTAGCAGCAGAAATAACTGGAGTTGTGTCGATCAAACCACCGGCCGCTTTTGCTGCGCCAAAATCCCTTCTGGCGTCACTTTTTAACTTGCCGGACAATGCTTTACCAAAGTTGTCAAAAGCTGATTTGACCGCTCCTGTAACGAGAGCAGGTGTTTGTTGATTAACAACAATGCCGCCAGTTTCTTTCTGGAAAAGATTGCTTAAAAATCCTTCTACATCCAACGCCTGACCGCGCCGAAATGCTATAGGCGCAGGTCCGCTAGTTGGAGATGCTTCGACACGAGCTTCTGTTGCAAGCTGCGACCTACTTTGACCAAGTTCTCCAGGAGTAAGACGCCCAACACGCAAAAGTTCAGATGTTTCTGCAACGTTAGGAAAAACGCCTTGTGGAGCATTAACTGCTCTCTGAACGCCTACAAATCCAGCTTTTGCAGCATATGGAGATGCTCCAATTGCCAATTGTCCCAAGGGACTTTCTGGACTAATAGTTTGACCCAACAGTCCAGTGGTTCCAGCAACACCAAATTCTCCAGCAGTACCCAAAGCTGTACGACCGAACAATCCAGGCAAACCAACAGCCGTTAGAGCAGCCGCAGGTGCCCCAGCAGAACTAAACTCATAGGATGATCGATAGCCAGGAATACGATTGACGTCTATTCCAGTAAGATCTTTAATTCCAGCCATGATCCCTGCTGATGAAAACGCAGATGGATCTTTTTTTTGTTTTAGATGGTCATAAAGATTGCCCCATCCTCCAACGATATCAATAAAACCTCGTGCACCACCTTTTAGAAGAGACTCAGCAAAATTCTTAAAATTTTGAAACGTTACTCCTTGTTCCGCCAATACAGATTCGTCAGAGACAACCATGCCTCTGCGACGCATTTCATCTTCAATAGCCTTGACACGAGTATCTTCAGCCATGTCACTTGCCCCTTTCTTTAGCCTGTCTTAATTGTTCGCGCAATTGATCGTCAGTTAAACCTTGCAAACCACTAAGCCTAGATCCTTCCGGCAATGGAACTTTTGGGACAAAACCGTTGAGTGTTTTGTTACTTTCAGCATAATTGATAAGGCGCTGTGATTCATTAAATATGTCTTTATTTTTCTTCTCCATAAATTCAAGGAGCTTACGTCTTGCCAGTGCACTATTTTCAAGCTGCGGAACAAGGCCTTGAATGAATTTACGATCTTCGTTAGAAAATCCAGCTCCAAGCCTTCCTCCGAGTGTTGCCAACACTGCGTCACCAGCAACTTTTTGATATTGTTCTGAACGTGCAAGTCTTGCTTTATCTGCCTCTCCAAGCAAACCAACAGTGTCCAAAAAGTTTGTGAACCCAGTTCGACCAGTAGCAAAAGCGCCACTAATTAGTCCTTGATCATTGAGATCAGACATTCTCTGGATTGTATCTATGGCACTTTTCGCATTATTTCTTGTTGTAATTGCGCCTTCATAAATGTTTCCTTGGGCAACACCAAGACGTTTTGAGAATTCTGTTTCTTGTGGGCTTCTAGATGCGGCGGCACGGCTTGTTGCTCTTTCTTGAACTACCCTATTAACAGTAGCAACTTCTGTAGGTTTAAGATCTCTAAACGGTCTTCCATTAAACTTTTCACGCGAAACAGCTTCTCGTTCTTCTCCAGCATTAAATGGTTCTTCTTCTTTACCAATACGAGTCCTAAGAGCCTTGATCTCTTCTTTGATGAAATCCTCATCACGCTTGGCAAGAGGCGAACCAGATGCCGCTTGATCAGAAATCCTTGTAAGCTGCGACTGCCTTATAGCAAGCTGTTCACGAGCAGGAAGTGATGCTTCTGGAGCTTGCAAAGCATTGGGGTTGGCAGCAGTGAATGCTCGATACTGATCATCAAGCCTTACATTGACCAGCCGTTTTTCAAGACTTTCAATAATCGGTTTTAGCTGTGCAGCACGTCCAGCAGCCGCTGGAACTTTAGGGAACATTGATACGCGACTAAATTCTTCCCTAGCTTGAGCAAGTTGAGTAGCAAGATCACCAGTTTCAGCTGTTGCAGCAGGTTGTGCAGCCATTGATGGTGCCTGAGAAGGCGCAAACACACCCATAGAAGCTAGATCTTCCATCAACCCAGGCTCTGCTGCCGCCCTTGCTGCTGGAGCTTGAGCGCCACCAATCATGGTTTGATAACCAGCAGCTTGACGCCTTATTTCTTCGGCATCTAACTCTTCTTTGCTCATCAATGATCTTGCTTCTATCTCCAAAGCCTCAACTTCTGCGGGAGTCATATCTCCACGCATAGCAAGTGCCCTGGCAATTTCAGCCCTTCGCCGTGCTTTTGCCAGTGATTCTGGAGTCCGATCTCTTTCAGCTTGAGCTAACGAAGCTTTAGCAGCAGCGACGCTTTGTGCCTGATTTGCTAATGAAGTTTCTAACTTTTGCAACACTTGCGAAAGCTGTATAGCACCAACTGAATCACCAGATTGCATAAGAGTCCTAATCCCTTGCCTCATGGATTCAGGATTTGTTGGATCAATTTGCTTTGCAATGGCATTACGAGCACTGATCATCTGTAATTGAGGATCTTGTCCACCCAAAGCACCAGCCAACTGATAAGCACCACGACCAATGGCAAACTGAGCCTGCTGTAACGGAGACAGTTTGGCGAAATCCAGCGCCATCTTGTCCGCTTGTGCGGCCTGAGATCTCTGGTACGCCTCAGGGGTAAGGCCAAATAGGGTTGGAATGATGTCTGCCATGATTGCCTCTTAGGAACTTAGATCAATAAAAACTTGTCACAGGACCTGGAGCCATACCTCCTCCACCAAAGCCATAGACATTTCCAGCACCATATTGACCTATTGCTTGTTGAGCACCAATATAGGGTTGAAACACACTTGATATGCCTTGGCCTACTGTCGGATTCATACTAAACATTGTCAAAAAGTTGGCAAATGGGTTGTATGCGTTAGCAGCCTCTAGTCTCTGTGCAGCGCCAGTACCGCTGGCCAACAATGCCTGAGCAGCATCACCGCTCTTGCCCTGAGCGCCGATATCAATGCCAAGTGAAAGAGGTTGTTGTCCAAGGGCCTCAAGTGCCTTAGCCTGACCAAGATATGCTTCATAAGGAGTCAAAGCTGCAACTTGCCCTTGGTAAGCAGTTTTATATAGATCAGCACCAGTGCCAAACAGACCAGTACCAAACAAAATATCTTCCATGCCACCTTTTCTAGATTTTGCAGCCAACTCAAGGTCTTGTTGAGCTATGGTGTTGTAATAAGCCTCTCTTTCAGGGGTGGTAGCACCAAGACCAGCAGCACCGCTAGGCCTCTCTCCAGTAGCCCCCACCGACAATCCCTCGCGCCCAGTTTGGAAAAGTTTGTTTTCTAATGCAGCAAGTTGCCGTTCACGGCTAGGAGCCAACAGTTCTTGCTGGCGAGCCATGTACTGTTGAGCAGCCTGTTGTGGAGTCTCTGCAAGATACCCTTGAGCCAACCCAAACAGGCCAGGAGCAGCAGCCATCAGAGGTTGGTACAAGCCCGGAGCAGCTTCAGCCTGGGTCAAACCAGCGCCCGTCAAGCCCATCAGGCGGTCTTGATAGGCACGAAGCTCAGGAGAAAGCTCGTAACCAGCGCCAGTTACACGACCTTCAGGTCCATATTGAAAAGCTGATTGACCAAATCTAGTTGTAATACCAACTGGTTTGAAACGCGCTTCTTCAGCAGCTATTCGTCCAGCCTCAAGCTCTGAGGCAGCAGCGGTTCGTGCGGCTCTTTCCGCAGAACGACCTTGCAATAGACCGGCAGCAACTGTACTACCAGCAAGCGCGGCTACTGGATTAGGCATGATCAAACTCCTTCATATAGTCCTCAAATTTCTCGCCGTACAACTCCATGACATAACGAGAAAGTTCTTTCGCACGTTTTGCCGGATGACAGAGCGTCACAACCATCAAAACAACATCGTAATAACCTGCTCTCCACATATACGATTTGGCATCTGCTTTGCCATCTCGCTCTGCCTCATCTGAAGCCTGCCACTTCAACACCATCGTTGCCACAACAGGCATCAAGCTATTCGCATTGGCCTGCCAGAACTGATTCTGGCTCATCCCAACCAATGTGTTCCAAATCACCACATCCAGATCATTGCGTTTAACTTCATCTCCATCAGCAACATCATCAAAGACCTGAATCGCATCCCAAAGCATCAACAACCATTCAACCGCAGCATTTGGCAATTCAAAAACACTGACAAAATTCTCTCTAAGCCATTCTTCGCTTTTCATGCGGTCCGTTTCCACATATACACAGTTATGTACGGCTGGTAGTTGGCATTGGTGCCAGAAGAACCAGACGATGCTACTGATGTAGATGCTGTGATTCCGGTGGTTGCACTATTTGTGTTATACGTTACAGCGGTATTCCAAGCATCACCAGCCACTCGGTCATTTGGCACGTCATATCCAGCTTGATATGCGTTAATGCTGTGAATGTGACCGGGATCAGTGATTGTGGTGGTTGCTGTGTGAGTGTGGCTGACAGTGATCGCATCTGCCGAGCCGCCAGTTTCTTCTGCTGTGTCAAATAAAGTGTTGCTAGCGTTAAAGCCAACAAGTACACGACCAGCTCCGAATGCCGTCCAAGTGCCAAATCCTAGCAATGTCCCAGGATTGGTAGAGTTTGTGGCATTGATGTAGATAGAACCAACAGGATGCAATGCTGCTAGGGCCGCTTGAACAAACGCAGTCGTAGCTAAGGTGGTTGAGCTAGTTCCAAATGACTGTGTTACCGCAGTCGTTCCAGTAGGCAAAGACGGAGTGCCAGTAAACGTAGGCGAGGCAAGATCAGCCTTCGTTGCAATGGCCGTGGCAATGTTGTTGAACTCAGTATCAATCTCAGTGCCCTTAACAATCTTCAAAGGATTGCCAGATGCAAGTGCATCTTTGGTAGCAAAGTTCGTACTTTTGGTGTAGTTACTCATGACAGTTTCCCATCCTTGTATTGGATTTCAATGCGCTGAATCGACAGCGATGCTCCGTTAATATCTGACTCGTATCCAGTTTGCACAATCTTCCCGCTACCAGTGGCAGGAACAGACAGAATCTGCATCAATACGCCCTCAGAGTAGTAGGCAACAGGCACTCCATTAGCACCGTACTCAGCAACCCCGTATTCAGAAATACCTTGCGTTGGAATAGTTGTGTTTGCAGATTGATAGTTAGTCAGGAGGTCAAATCCCCACTTCATCGTGACCGTCTGATTCGTGCCGCCGATGACAGTAGCCCTCAGTCTTTTCAGGATCGATGTGACGTTTACATTACCAAGGTCGGCATGATTGGTGTAGTACAACATCCTGTACGCCACACCATCATCTTGATAGGTTCCGTACTTTCCGATGTATCCAGTTTTCCCAATCAGGACATCTCCATTTCTACGAGACAGCAAAGAAGTAGGCTCTATAGAGTCCCAAATCGTCACCCTGAAAGAACCATCCTGTAATTGACCCCTTGTGTCAAAACAGTAGACCTCTTTGACAGACGGAAATGTAATCAGGTAAAAGGCTTCTTTTTCAGAGTAAACAGATTTAATGTTTTCCAGCGTTTCGCCACTAACAATGTCCATGATGTCATTTCGCACATTTTTGGACAGATCCCCAAGAGGCGCAGACTTCTCAATAATCGTCCTGGCAAACGACCTGACACCACTGTTGGATAAAAACAACACATCCTTGCCGGTTGTCTGAATCGTATCCCTTGCGATACACCCAATTCCTCCAACCGTATCACTCAACTGCATGGTCGAGGGAGTGGTGGCATCTTGGTAAACCAGAATCTGCCGCTTACCAAAGATGATCAAGAAGCCATTGTGGGCAGCAAGACCTTGAATCTCGTCAGGACCATTGGGCCAAATCCTGTCTACATTAAGTGAGCCAGCCGTGCCCGTAGACCACACATGGCCTGCCAGCAAGTCAGAGAAGTAGACTGTATTCTTGACCGTTGACGTATTCGCCACCCACAAGCGACCAAAAGCCGACAGTGCGATATTTGCGCTGGGGACGGTAGCCACATATCCAGTCTTCTCACTCACCCTGCGATAGGTTGTCGTGCTGACAGCAGGGTCGTAAATCAAGGGATCATGACCCGTCTGGAAGAAGTAGGTAATCCCATTGAGGGAAGCACATGACCAGTTGTTTGCAGTGATCGTAGGAGCGGAACCACCCCCCCCATACGTCAATTCCACCACTGCATTAGAGCCATCGAGCTTGAACAGCTTGCTATTGCCAGCGAACAGGATAGTCAGAGTGCCGTCAGACTGCACAAGCTCATGGATTACGCCAACAGTGTTAGAACCAAGATTGCCAGAAGAACTATTGACCTTAGACCAGCCTTTGCGAGAGCCAACTCGTCCATACTGGTCAATGATGCAGTTCGTTGCAACAAGAGCAAAGCCAGCCGCCAGATCAAGAGGCGAGTCTTGAGTGTTCAGGCCGAAGAACCCAGGCGCTGAAATGCTGGCAATCTGAAGCTGTTCGCTCATACCGCAACAAATTCCTGGTTCTCGGGATAACGAGTGCTTTCAAGAGCAATGTAATCTGCTAGCATGGCTCTATAAAGCTGGTAAGCCTCAGATGAAGCTAACCCACCATCTTCCCCGCGCTCCACCAAGGCACGAGCGTAGGCATTCTGGGCAACCAGAACGTCAGGTACCAGTACAGATGTGCTATCAGACGACAAAGTAGCCTGAGGCACCGTCAAACTGAACTGCATTGTGTACACGTTGTCAGGCCGAGCGTAAAGAACTACCTTGGTATCTCCACTAGCATCGACTCCATCAAACGCATACGCCTCTGGAATGCCAGAGATAGGGGTTGTGAAGTTCTGTAGACGATTCATTTCTACAAAACTGATGTTCCGAAGACCAACGTTGGAAGTTACGTTGATAGCATCCATGACCTGAAACTTCTGACCAGCCCCAGTCATCGAGTAGATGTAGGTGCCAGAAACCGTATTGAACGTCAGGGTCTGACCCAGTACGTTCCAGGCATACGAATCTTCAATCTGCCGCTTGGCATCATTGACAAACTTGCCAATCAGCGTAGAGTAGGCCGTTTCAGTACTTGTCGATACGGTAGTCTCACGCAACCGGATCAGTACGTCATTGATCAATTCAAGATAGGTCATTGCCGTGTCAATCCTGTTTCTTCAAAGGTTGCGATGACAGAAATAGTCGAACCAGATTCTGAAATCGTAGTGATGTAATCGCCTTCTTCTAGGACAAAGTACTGGTTGACATCAATCTCAGCGAGCGTTGATTTGGCAGAAAGCGTGAACTCAGTCGTGATCTGAATTGTTTCAGCGGCACTTGAGTCATACCAGCTAAAACTTATGTGCTTGTTTGAGGTTCCATTATTCGATGCGTGCAGAAGGACACACCTAGCATAATAGCCGGTTGGCACTGTGTACAACGTTGTAGTTGTAGCAGCAGTTAAATTTCTACCAACCGATAGTGGCCTCACTTCTTGTTCCTCGCTGAGATTGCCTTAGCTTTCGACCGTGCATCTGCTTTGGACGATGCGCCCCAGGCTCGGAGGGACAGTAGAAGGCGAGTGGGTTCGCCATTCTTGTACTCAGGCCCGGGCATATTGCCCATACGCGCTAGGAAGGAGGCCCGTCGCGGGTTATCGCCTGATTTGACGGGAGGTTTGAGGTTCCCGCCTGTAGATTCATTATAGGACTTTCTGCCTTTGGCGTTAAGCCCCCCAGCAGTGTTTTTCCCTTCTTTCCGAGTCCAGGCAGGGCTTTTCATTTCTTCCTCGCCGCACGCATATTGTCAATAAGATTGGGGTAAGGCCGACCAGCAGCCTTAGCCATCTTCTTGGCAGCAGCCTTCTTAGCAGGAGTTAGTGGCTTGGGAGCGCCCAAAGACTTAGGACGCTTTTTATCCCAGACCTCTTTCACTTCTTTTTCCGGGCTTTCCCGGCCTCAGACAATGCAATCGCTACTGCCTGTTTAGGACTCTTGACAACAGGGCCACCTTTGCCGGAGTGCAAGGTTCCAGCTTTGTACTCCCGCATGACCTTGCTGATCTTTTTCTCAGCCTTGGTCTTTTTCATTTGCCACGACCCATCTTTTTGACCATTTTGGGTGCTTTCATAGCTTTTGGCATAGCTTTAGGCTTGCCAACAGCAACCATAATTGCCACAGGCATACCCATCTTCTTGCCAGACTTCTTTTCCATCTTAGGTGCTTTACCGTACATGATCAATCCTTTGTGATAGGCCCACCAGATTTCCAAGCATCACAAGTGCGGGCCGCTGCACAAGTGAACTGGAATAAGTCGCAGTAACCAAGATCGGCTGCTGCAACAAACTCCTCATCGTAAGACAATTCGCCCTCATTTTCATCTTTTTCCAGTCCACCTATGATGCACTGCATCATTTTTGGCGTCTGGATGAAGGCGGCACAGTTTCTACAACGCATCCCCTTGATCGCTTCAGTGGGAGCGTTGTACATCTTGGCCTTTTTCAGCCAAAAAGCATCGTTTGGCTCGTCAGGATTTGGCGGTCCATAGCCATACTCCTTGAACGCATGGTTGCGGTTCTTAAGGTTGACATGAACGTCTTGTGTAGCGATTGGGCACACAGCCCCTGAGAGCATTCCCATACTAGGTGCCTTTTTGCTGCTTAGGTGGGCGTCCAGGCTTTTTGGCTGCTACTGGCGCAGTCATAGGAAGAGGACGGCTTTCTTCCTGTTTCTCATCTTCTTCTGGCTCATTGACGCGAACATAGCCAGAATGACCCTTCATGGACTCAATGTCGTGCGTGTAAGTGAACGTCACCGTGTTACCACTTGCCAAACAACGAAAAGTTGCCATTGTCTTATCCATAAATAGGAATGTACCCATCAGCACTCACAAGCCATGCTTTGGTTGCTGATGCGTCTTCGTAAACAGGGATGTAGTCAATCCAGGCTTTCTTACCTGTAACTGACCCAAGGATGTCTGCATCAATGTTCCCATCGTAGGAATTGAGAATTCCAGGGGAGCCAGCAGTTTTGACGGGGATGTAATCGGACCAGCGAGTCAGACCTGTGAGGGTCGTGATCTTGAAAACAACCATCTTCCCGTTGTTAGAGGGAAAAGTCTGAGGAACCATTTACACCTCCAAAGAAGAAAACAGGGGGCTTGTGGCCCCCCGTCCTTACACAGCACGCCCGATAACGAGCGTAACAGTGGTCGATGCCAGATTCACAGAACCGGCAGTCGGGTTGTAGGTAACGATAGTCACCGTATTAGCAGCAGAAACATAAGCCCGTTTCACCAGACCAGCCTCGCTAACACCGTGCGAAAAACCGATAACCATATCACCCAGTGCTACACCGGGAACAGTGACAGTATCCGTATCGGTGGCACCAGCCGAAACTGCGCCAGCGTCAAGGGTACATTGCACTTCCCAGGTGTCCGAGAACAAGCCCCGGAATTGATCGTTTCCACGACGGGAAACAACAGCGGTTGCAGCAGCCATTTCAATCTCCTATAAGAAAAAGATCCCTCCCCCGAAGGGGAGGGGACAACTGCAATTAGGCCGGAACAGCCAGGGCAAAAGCAGCGGAAGCGTCAGCAGCAGAGCTGGTAGCGCTGGTACGCAGAGCCTTCACACCGTAGATCGTGTCAGCGGTGAACAAAGTGCCAAGGTACTCTTGCTTGTACTGAGTCTGCGAACGGATGCCAAGCTGCTCAACCAGAACCATCGCATCGCGGTGGCCCATCAAGCAGATACGGTCATTGCCAGAGTTACCAGCACCAGAGTCAGCGTTCGACGAAGAGAACACTGCCATGCCGTACAGTTGGCCGATTTCACCGTTGCGGATAGCATCGCCGTTGCCAACGAATGCTTGCTCGGTATAACGGGCCAGACCCATCAGGGTGTTGCGGCTCGACGGGGGGATCAGGAAGAAACGACCGTCCATAGGAACATCGTTGTCATCCAGACGCTGAATGGTGCGGCGGATAGCAGCATCAGTCAGAGCGGCAGCGTTGGACGAGGTGCTGTTGTAAGCAGTCGTACCATCAGAGCCGATGAACGCCTTGGTCGAGCTATTGCTGGTGGCATAGTCGTTGGTGCCAACGGTTGCGCCGTTGAAGTAACGACCAAGCTGGACCAGATCGGTATCCATGCGACGAGCCAGGGCGTAACCAGCGTCTTCCGTGTAGAAAGCACGCAGGCTGGTCAGGGCTTGCACTTCAACGATGTCCTCGATCAAGCGGCTGTACTCAAAGTGCTTGTTGATCAGCACTTGAATGTTGGTGTCGCTCTCTGCAATCAGAGTAACGGCATCAGTAGCCACCTTGGCGTTGGCGGTGCCACGAGCGGGCGACGGGATGTTAACGGTGTCACCCTTCTTGCCTTTGAAAGACATACGCTTGACCAGATTGGCCAGAACGAGGTTCTTTTTAAAGGCAGCAACAATTTCATCACTCCAAATTTCGGGGATGAAGTTAGCTGCGGAGGTGGTCGTTACCGAATTGGTAGGGGAAAAGGCGGTGTTTGCCATGTTAAATCTCCAAGAAACAAAGGTTGTTTACTTGACTCGCCCCTCGGCATAGGCTTGCATGATTTCATCACTCAAAGCCTCGTACCTAGCAGGGTCCGTCATTTTTAGCCGAATCAGGTCGGCACGTCGATACACCCTTTTTGAACTCTCTCCAGATCCACCAACATCAACTTGCGCGGCTTTCATTGATTTAGCCCTGCTTGCATCGCTTGCTTGCTCTGCTTGCTTGGACTTCACCCCGCGAAGTTGCTTGAAGGTAGACAACAGTTCGTTGGCAGAGTCATAGTCAAACTCCGCATCTGCTTTTGCATAGAGCGCCAACCGAACGGATGAACCTTTCACCCAGTTCTGGAAGTCTGCATCTCCAACTACCTGTTGGTAATCAGGATGCTCCTGCGTCAGCTTCTGCTGAATTTGCAGCTTCTTGAACTCCATGCTGGCCTGACGGGCAGCAAGGACATCAGGATGCTTTTCTATGGTCGCCTGAACCGCCTTTTGAGGATTCTCAAAGAAGTCTACTTCAGGTTCTTCCTGTTTTGCTGGTTGCTTGGAACCGATATTCTGCTTTATAAGCTCATCTGCGAGTTTTCGGACCTCACCGACCTCTTGGGCCTGTTTACCAATCAGCTTTTCAGCCTCTTGGTGCATCCGAATAATCTCTTCGAGACTTTTATCCCTGTATTTCTCAGGAAGCTCGTTTTTTGATTCCTCGACTTGGAGTTCGCCTAGCTCTTCAGGTTCTTTGTCAATCAGCATATGTTTTCCTGCCAAAAATGGTTGTAGGAGATTCAACTCGGTCCAATGACTTATGAGTTGGCTTTGCGCTCCGCTTTCAACTTTTCGATGTGTTTGCGCTCAAACCGACCGTGTTCGCTCGGAAAGTGCCCAGACCACCCCTCAAGTTTGAATTTAGGAGCACTCATGATGCGATGGGCGATACCACCACATCCACACTGAACAGTAGTTGTCTCATAACCAACTAGCTTCTCAGTGCGCTGTCCACATTCGCAGACAAATTCATACATTCTTCGCATTCAAGTCCTCGTATGCGTCTTCGCTGACCTTTTTCAAGGTTTTTAGCCAAGTAAGAATGGAAATCTCACCCTTACGAAATTGTAAAGCCTTTTCGTCAGGGATACTACTTACATTGTTCATAGATGCCAACATATTGTCAACATCTTCCATTAAATCTATCCACCCAGGCTGGGAAAATAGGTCAAATCGGTCTTCGTAGTAACGCTGTAACTCT